CTCGGAACTTCTCACCGAGGTGCTGGCCGAGTGAAACCCCTAGGCACAAAAGAAGTTGCCGATGCGTGGTTAGAACTACAGTTCGGTTGGAAACCTCTGTTGAGTGACGTTCATGATGCAGGGCAGGCTATGGCCTATCACTGCAATGAACCTCGCTATACAAAAGGTAGGGAGGCAGTAACTGAGAAGCGTAGCTACTCATACCATGGTCCAACACAGAATAACTACTATGAGAGTAGAAGTACTCTCGGTTATAATGTGATTTACATGGAAAAATTGAGTGTGCCGCGCTCGCTCGGTCTACTGGATCCCGTTTCAACTGTATGGGAGAGACTTCCTTTTTCGTTTGTCGTCGATTGGTTTATACCAATTGGTACTTACCTGGAGAATTATAATATACTTCCCCACGTAAATGGTCAATATACCAAAACAGAAAAGTATGTCATTGATGAAGTTGCTTTTGGTTATGCAGGTTCCAATCTTGGCGGTAGTAATATCGGCAAGCGTGTACTCTTCATAAGAACTCCAAATGTGACTTTATATCCTGTAAAGCCTGAGTTCCACTTACCTCACAGTCAAGCAAATACTGTTAGATTAGGTGATTCTCTTGCAATACTGCGCCAGTCTGTCGAAGGTTTCACCCATTCTGGTAATTTCACCAGGTGGTAATGGGTTTCTCGACTTCTCGAGGAACTAGCGGGGCTACGGCCTCTTTTGAAAGGAAAACCCTATCATGGGAGCAATGACCAACCTGTTGGTAAAAGACGACGCAGCAACTCCGATTGAGTTCACACTCATCCCCGTAACTGACTCACCAAACCCTGTTTGGCGAGCAGCCGTGGCGAACGTTCCTCTGGCCGCTCAAGTACGGTATACCGTATCTGAGGAAACCATGAAGAATGGATCGATTAAGTTGTCTGCTAAGTTGGAAGTCCCCGTAATGGAGACCTTGGGCGCTTCGGGCACATCTGCCGGCTATGTTGCACCTCCCCGTGTCGCATACGTCACAACAGTCATCTTCACGATGTTTGCTGATGGGCGTAGTACTACACAGGATCGTGCAAATGCCCTTAAGATGGCCAGTGGCTTATTGCAAGGTGCGTCAGCAACAACAGCTACAGGCGTGTTGAACCAAGCTTCGGCTGGTTCCGCGTTTGTAAACTCTGCTCTGCCGATCACCAATGCACTTGTTACGGCTGTGAAACCAAACTAAGATTCTCTTAGAGGTTTCGTTCACGACCCGGATTCTCCGAGTCACTACCAATAAAGGAGTAGTATCATGAACTGGAATGACAACCGTAGCGCCCTTGTGACTCTAGCTATATTAGGGGACATCACTCGTAAGTGTGCTGAGTTAGGCGGACCTGTGTCCCAAATCCTTGCGGAAATGGTCAGTACAGGTCAGTATCCTGCCTTGCTAGCATACGAGATCGATTATTCATCGATCGGAGAGAACGATGCAGTCTATGCCCGTCAAATTCAGGGTTTCTTCCAGAAATTGGGAGATTTAAACCTGGGGGTTGATAAAGCAGAAACTGCTGCTAAACGTTTTCTCCAGTCCGAAATTAGCTGTCTAGAGACGAACAGGAGACTAGCATATCATCGGAGGAAACCCCATTTAAGGGCCCCTCACATAGACATAGTGTTTCACTATGCTATGCGAAAAATCGATGCTATACTTTCTTCCTGCCCGTCCTTAGACTTATTAGAACCTAGTTTCGGTCCGGGTGCTAACACCAACGTCAAATCGGCTGTCGCTTGCCCTAGGGCAAAGCTTTCAGCGCGACTAGAGTGTAGTTACGAGATGAGTCCCACAGCTGCCGCGTTTCTTTACGAGACGCCACGGTGGACCGCCTTGCATTCTGTTGACATCGATGAAGATCGGTGGCTTACAGATGTAACGCTGTCACATGGAAAACTCATCTTTGTGCCGAAGAATGCAAAGACTGACCGGAGTATAGTTATTGAACCTATTCTGAATAGTTTTCACCAGAAAGGGGTCGGTAGTTATTTAAAAACCCGGTTATTGCATTCTGGGATCGACCTTTATGATCAAAGTATTAACCAACGAGCAGCGCTCCGTGGAAGTATCGATAATAGCTTAGCTACTATCGATCTTTCTATGGCGAGTGACTGTTTGTCGTTGGAACTTGTCCACGAGCTTTTACCGCCCGATTGGACTGATCTATTGGCTCGACTGCGTACCGGTTATGTGTGGTTACCTGATTCGGTAACAGGCGAAATGTTTGAGAAACATTACGCCTACAGGAGTCCGTGTGAGAACGCATGGATTCCGGCAACATTTGACCCGATAACGCACAAGTATGAAGATAGGTTACTCAAGTTAGAGAAATTTTCTAGCATGGGTAACGGGTACACCTTTGAGCTGGAGAGTTTAATATTTTACTCCCTAGTCTATGGTGTATGTCGGTCTTTACACTTGCCTGTCAAGGACATCAGCGTTTTCGGCGATGACCTCATCGTCCCGAAGGCCGCAGTAAGCAGACTAACGGAAGTTCTAAACTATTGTGGTTTCACGGTTAACTCCGAGAAATCATATAGTTCTGGACCTTTCCGCGAGTCTTGCGGCGCTGATTACTTGAACGGAATGGACATTCGGCCGTTTTATCAAAAGTCACTGATAAGCGACCGGACCCTCTATTCAATGCACAACTGGTTCATTCGACACGGTGAGTACCAACTCGCCGCATCGGTGATCCCGCATTGCAACCCCGCTTACTTTCTTTGGGGTCCAGACGGTTATGGAGACGGCCACCTTATAGGTAGCTTCAATCTTCGTTACCCGCGGAACATCAAGAGAAGCCAGTGGGGTGGAGGGTATTTCGACACGTATGCATTACGGTCAAAGCGCTTTAAGACGCTTCTACCAGGTGACGCAGAGCTTCCTTCTTATAGTGTTTACACTAGAAGTGGGAAACTCTCTGAAACTGATCCCGATGTTGTCAGGGGCAGTGCAGGATACGCGAAGTTGTCCATCTACACCCTTGCGAATAGTATATTTGCAAGATAGTTTTCTAG